TTACTCCTGCCTGTTTTTATTCTTTCAAGTGCCTGTTCTACGGTTATGTAGTTGGGTGATTTGTCAAATATGTTTCTGAATATTGTTACCATGTTAAAACCATTTATCTTGTTCGCGAATTGGTCTGATCGGGATTTCTTTTGGTGCAATAGGTTGCTTCTTTTTCCACCGTGCAAAGTGTGCTTTAAAATCAATAGGCGTTTTAAGATAACATCCTTCTGTTTCTAGCTTTTCGATGAAGGGTTCAAAGTCGGCCGGGCCTACTAACTTGTTTAGTCTTGCATATTTTTCATCCCTTAATGCTATTTCAACACATTTCGATAAAAGCATTTCCCCTCTTTCTTTTTCTTCTTCTTTTTCTTCTTCTTTTTCTTCTTCTTTTTCTTCTTCTTCTTGCGATAAAGTATCCATACTGTATATATACTGTATCAATACTCTATCTTTTACGTTTTTTAGTTCATCTGCTATACATTTCTTTACTTTTGGAGAACTGCTCGAATTGTACTTGACCCAATTAATCAAAGCTAATTCGCTTGTGATTTCTGAGTATATGAGTTTATTTTTTTGCGTGAAAAACTGTAAAAGTTCATCTACTTTTTGCAAGTTAAACCCGGTATCAATCGTTATTTTCTTTTTACTTATTTCGTAAATACCACATTGTTTTGTCTTTTCATTTGTCAGTAAATAAAGAAAAAAGTATTTCTGATCTGTGGTTAACGATTCGATAAAAGGATCGCTCCAAAAACTTACGTGTATTTTTCTAAAAATTGCCATAATTAATCAGTTTCTTTTAAAATGTCATTAATAAATTTTGCGACATCTTTCAACTCGTCTTTACTTAGAAAGAAATACTGATCCGTTATGTCTTTTATCATAAAACAAATTAAAAGCCCATCGCTACGGTCATCTTGCAACTTTTGAATTTCAAATTTTGCGTCTTGCTCTGCTTCAAACCCTAAATATTTAATCATAAAAAAAGTTAACCCCTCCGGATTAAAGGCAGTCGCAGGTGCCAGTAACCCATTGGGGCAAAAAGTTAAAATTGATGCTGCGACACATCTAAGCAAATATACTAATTTTTTAAGCAATACTTCGCAAAAGTCTTTCCATTTTTACTAACAGTTTTAGTTTCAATTTCAAACCCTTGCGACCTTAAATTGCTGATCCTTGCGGCTAACCTGAAACACCCGTAAAGGTTGAGTGCCTGTAAAGGTGTGATCGGTCTTTTCTTTAAATGCTTCAAAATTGCTTCATTCTGGCTCATGTTTGTATTTTTTGATGATTGTTTCTAATTCTGATCTTGACCATTTTTTTATAACTCTCCTGTTTTCTTCAAGCCAATTTACCGCATCAATACCTATTTTTTCAATAAGGTTCTTTCTGTAACCGATCAAATGAAACTCATCAAATCCGTTGCAGCCTTTACACTCTTTATTTACATTCCATTCGTGAAACCTCAAATAAGACGATCCTTTGACTGGTACGTAATGCCCGGCATCGTAATACTCGCAATGCCTCCCACATGAAATACAGGGCAAATCTGCATCCCTTTTACGGATATAAGCGTTAAATACCTTTTCGGCTTTCTTGATTAATTTAGGGAGTGTCATATTAACGATAGTTGTTTTTTAGACTCTACGCATGATGATAAGTTCTTTTTTGCCAAATCGTAATAGCTTTCTTTCAACTCAAAACCAATGCCTTTTCTTCCCATTTTAACTGCCTGAAAAACCTCTGATCCAATCCCCATGAAAGGTGTAAAAACTGTATCCCCTTTATTTGAATACAAATGGATCAATCTTTCAATAGTATCTAATTGCAGCGGACAAATATGCTTTTCATCATTTTCATCCCTGCCGTTTCTGTACCCTTGTAATGTATTTCCGTAGTTTATATCCATCCATACAGGCGAAGCGTATTTTTGCCATAAATCAACGCTCAATTCAGTATTTGTAACAGGGTTTGACCTTTCGCCGTCTTTTCTAAAAATCATTACATAATCAGGAATACCCACCCTACTCATAGTACTATCTTTTTTTACTTGCTTATGTAGTAACCCCAATGCCTTAGTCCTTTGCATTTCAACTACTGGATCTTTCCAAATTGTAATTCGTGATGCGTAAACAAATCCGGCACTTTCAAACGCTTTTAAAATCATTCCTGAGAAATCCCTCAATCCGATAAAACCTTCTTTCCCTTTCTGAATAGGCAAATCCATACAATGTACGGCAACATTTCTGCCTTGCATCATTACCCTATACAACTCATTAATAAGAAATCCGAATTGTGTTAAAAACTCATTATAATCCTTAGAATTGCCCATATCCTCAACATGGCTTGAATAAGTGTAAAGTTCTGCAAATGGTGGGCTAAATATGCTTAATCCTATACTTTCATTTTCAATGTCTTTTATCAACTGAACTGAATCCCCTCTTTTGATTTTATACCATTCATTTTTTTCTTCATCGGTATTGTAGTTTGCGGATGTCATTAATCTTCCATTAAGATTTGCGTTTATAGCTTCGCTCATTTCGTTTTGCATGGTTTCAAATTGTTTTTGTTTTGTATCAATAGCTTGCTTTACGTTTGCCATTGTATCGGTTGTTATTAAATAAATATTGACTTCATTTTTTTGACCAAATCTGTATGATCGTCTTATGGCTTGATATAAGCCTTCAAATGAAAAGTCTAATGAAGCAAATATTTGATTCCTGCAATTTTGGTAATTCAATCCAAACTGTGCTATTTTAGTCTTTGTAATTAACACACGGAATTCATTATTAGCGAATCCCAATAGCATTTTTTCTTTATATTCAGGACTATCTGAACCTTTAACTTCAATGGATTCTGGTATTAATTTTTTTAACTGTTCCCCTTCCTCATTTTGTTTAACCCAAATAATAAAGTTTTCATCGCTATTGTTTACAATTTTAGCAACTTCATCTAATCTTTCAATCTTTGTCAATCTTAATTCCTGATTAAAATTTGTAGCTGATATTATTGCATCATTAAATAGCTGCCCGTTATTCCGCTTGTTTGTTTTTATTTCCCGTTCTATAAGATTTAATGAAGGCAAATGATAACCGTCAATTTCAAATCCAATGTCATGCGGCTTATTTAACATAATAGCCCAACTGCCAACAAACTGATAAAATAACTTAGTTGCATGGCCCTTTAATCTCCATTTAGCCGTTTCGCCGCCGTCATGAACAAAATACATTGCTAACATTTCATTCCGGCTCATTACGTCTAAAAATTCAGAATGGTTGCCTAATTCCATTGGATCATTTGGTGAAGGTGTTGCAGTACAAGCTAACTTATAAGGAGTGTTTTTGAAGTTGTCAATTATTTGCTTTTTTATTGACCCTTCAAAGTTTTTCAATATAGAACTTTCATCTAAAACAATACCTGAATATTTAGAGCAATCTAAGTTATCTAATTGCTCATAGTTCCATATTTCAATATTTGAAGTATCAATACCAAATTTAATAGCTTCATTTATTGTTTGACCTTTTACAGCCAACGGAGCTAAAATTAATACACTTTTGCATGTATGCTTTGCGACTTGTTCAGCCCATGATAATTGCATCAATGTTTTACCTAATCCGCAATCTGCAAAAATTGCATACTTGCCAGACTTCAAAGCACGTTTTACAATAAACTTTTGGAAGTCAAACATTGAACTATTTAATTCATTGTCTGCAACTTCAAATCCTGAATTAATAATTGACTTTTGCTTCGATTCTAAAAACTGTTCGTAGTTCATGGTTTTAAATTTAAAGCAGCCGAACATTTACGCCCGGCTGCATTGTGACTAAAATGGCAACCCAGATTCAGCTTCTTTTACCTCTGCCTTACTCAATTGGCTGACAATTTTGGCATTGCCTAAAATAACACCTTTACCGCCTTTTTCTCTTTCTTCTTTGCTTACTGATTGCGTAATCATTCCGTTGTTACCGTACTGATCTTTTTCATCATTTAAGAATACAACGGCATCAAGGTAAGTTCCTTTTTCGCCTTTGAATAATTTAGACTTGTCAATTTTGCTGACGTCAATTTTTAAACTGATAACTTTCATTGTAACTTGTTTTTTAAGTGATTAATAACTAATTCCATTTGATGTTCGTAAAAAGTCGTAAACGATTTGAAACCCTGTGCATCTTGTTCGTACATTCTGTAAAGCACACCCCTTAACCTTTGTGAAGGAGTTTTGCCTGTTTCAAGTTCTGTTTGAAGGTCTTGAATTGCGTTTATTTCTTCCTTCCTGAATGGCTCTTTCTTGAATGCAAGGTAACCAAATTGCTGCAAAGATTCGCTAAGTTCCGCAAATTCTTTAGGGGTTAATTCCTGAGTTTCAAACTGAACCTTTAAGGTTTTGTCCTTTAATGTGCGGAATGATTCAAGTAAAGCGGGTAAAAGTAACATAGTGTTATTTTAAAGTTACTGCTATTGATGTTGTCGAACTCTTAGCCGGAGGGTAAATGTTTACCACTTCGCCGTGTTTGGTAATTACCTCAAGACTTCCTGAAATCGTTTTTAAGAACTTTTCCCGGTCTTTTTTTACCTTTTCCAATGCTTCGATCTGTGAATTTAATTCGTTCCAAATTTCATCATTACATACTGTGAAATCGTACTTAACGCCTGTTTCTTTTAATTGGAACCCGGCGTTATGAAACTCAAAACTTTTGCCGTGCTTTTCGGCTTCTGAAACGGTTAGTTCTTTGTAACGGTCATTACTCAAAATGCCTTTAATAAGTTCTTCTGTGCATTTTACTTGTAGGTGAACGTGCAAGGGGTTTGCTTCGCCGTTCTCTAAGGCTTCGATAACTTGGCTTACAAAGTTTGATCTTTCGCTTTTAGAGGTTTCTAATAGCGTGTTTTGAATGGTAAGATTCTTTTGCATTTCGTTTGTCATGGTTTAACTGTTTAAAGAGTTTAAAAGGTCAATTTGCTTTTCTGTGAATTTGAAAGTGGTCATTCCTTTCGCAAGTGCTAACTTATCCCCGGATTGAACACGTGAGTATAACTGATTGAATTGCGCTTCTGTGATGAACTCTTTTTTATCTTCCTTTTTAGCCTCTTTTGAATCGGGATCGGATTCTGTTTCATCAATAAGGAATAAGCCGTTTAAAGCGTACTTCCGAGAGTATGAGCTTGCCGTGCCGGTAGCCTGTTCTGCTGACATTCCTTTGTGTTCCGATAATTCCGCAAATCCGTTAACTTTTACAGATTCCGTGCCGTCTGAAAATAACGCCGTAGCCTGTAAAAAGAACTTAGTACCGATTAAAACTATTTCATCTGTAAGGAATAACAGGCAGCCTTCCTTTTTTAGAATTGGCTTTACTGCCTCCAGTATGTCCTCTGCTGATCTGTAACGGTAATTACCGAATTTGTTTACATTACCTTTTGGCACTTTTAACTGTGCTTGAATTTCGATTAGTTTTTTCATGATTTATAGTTTAGTTTTTAACCTCGTTATCTTGATATGCGCTACGTACTGCTCCGCTTTTTTTGGGTGTGCCGTCTTTTTTTAATTCATGGCCGTAATAAACGCAGCACATACTAAGTATTGAATACGTGATTTTTTCAATCTTAATACTACCGTAAGCATCCGTAAACACATCGCCCACCTTATACGGGTTGTTTGCTATGCAATAAGATTTAATCAATTGTTTTTTTCTTTGCTCATAATCTGCGAGGAGTTGAGCGAGTTGGTTGTCTAATGTTTCCTTCGTCATGGTGTTAAAGATTTTCAATTTCTGTTTTTACTTCTTGCCAAAACATGGTAGCCTCTTCTCTTTGTGCCTCATAGAAATATTGGTGAGTAGCACCTGCGTCATCCCAATCTACATTACTTGGATATCTTGGCGACGATTTTAAAATCTCAGCAACCGCTATTAAACACTTTCTTTTTAATTCTTGCTGACCATAATACGACGCTTTTTTAAATGATTCCAGAGTAACCGTGGCATTGTTCATTTCGGATAACAAAAAGAATGCTTTTTCTTTTGGTGTCATGGTTTGAAATTTAAGGGGCCGAAGCCCCGTTGGTTAGTTATTTAATTTACTTAATTGTTTTAATAACCATTCGTTTTTGTTTTTTCCAGCAACTATCCCGCCCTGCATTGCTTTTATTTCTTTTCTAATTTGAGCGTTGTGTTTTTTTGCTGCAACTTTTAATTTTGTTTGTGTCATGGCTTTTTTGTTTTGTTAACACAAAGATATATTAAAAACTTATAAACAGAACAAAAGATTTATTTTTTTGTTTCAATTATTTTAACTATACGCAAAATCCAATCTTTTCGCTAACTCCCAAGTGAATAAAGCCGTTGGCTGAATTTCTCTTTCTACTTTCTTTCCACGGAATTTGGTGTATTTGTAACCGTTTCTTTTAAGGAAGTTGTAAACGTTTTGGTACGATAACCCGGTAAGAGCTTGTGCTTCCTGAATCGTCGGATTCGTGGGTGCTAATTTAGTTAGTTGCTTTCTTTGTTGTGGTGTCATGTTTCTTAAATTTAAAGTTAAACGGCGGAATTGGTACATCGACTTTCGACTGATCCCTGTAAAAAATAATTGTTGAATGATGCACGTTTAAAAATTTCGCTAATTGCACCGTAGTTACAATGTAATTATTCAAATACACGTGCCGGACAAAATGCACCCTGCAACGCACGTACAACGGCTTTGCGCAACTTTGTTTCCCCTCATCAGGCGTCAATCCGTAAACCTCGCAAATTGCCCTAAACTCCTCTTTTAAATCGAATGTCTTTTGAGGTGGTGTTTGTTTAATAATAATCTTTTTTTCAACCTTTGCGACAGATCGAATGATGCCACGAAGTTCCGTTAAATGATGCTTCGAAAGTCTTAGATTGTATTTATCGCAGATAAGGTCTGCGGCTTGTAGATAGTTCATGATTTTAATAATTCGATTTGTATAGGTTATAAATTACGACAAGACCGATAGTAAACATTGATAAAAAAAACCTGTCTACGGCATCCCATTTAAAAGCGTTTAATTCAATCAAACAAAACGCCCAAATAAGATACATGGCTAAAATAATGCCTACGTTAATTAATAATTGTTTCATGTGTTTTAGTTTAGTTGCCGGAACAGGATTCGAACCTGTAAGAGTAACATACTTGTATTTCTACAATCTCCATTATTAAGACCCAGTACCCGAAGGCATAAGATACTACTTAGCTGGCATCTATCTTACTCTATAATGTGCATTTCAATTAGCGTCTACCAATTCCGCCACCCGGCAATGTTCCCCGTAGCGTGTAACCTTTATTTTTAAAACTCACTCACCTATTAAAAAAAGCACTACGGGGGGAAGCCTTCAGATTTACGACCTCTGGCAAATGGTCAAGGATGAATAGTAAGGGATTGATTTTACTTCATGGTTTACCTCCTGTTTATTGATGTTAATATTTCAATACATAATTGCTCCGGTATTTTAGACCGTTCGTAACTGCCTTTTCTACCTTGGGTTCCTGTCTTACTTCCTCTTGGAGCTGGTTGATGATGACAATTTTTATTACCATTATAGCAAATTGGCCTTGGTTTCCAGTCTTTACTGTTAGTCCAAATATCAGTAGGCTTTGCTCTGTCATCTCCATATTGGCAATACCAAACTGTGTGTCTTTTAAAATTTTGCATAAACGGCATTTTGCGAAGCATACCTCTTGGGTTTTCAATAAAAAAAACCATTGTAGGGTTAATAACTAGCCATTCATCAATAAGGATTATAAAATGTTTGTTTACTGCATCGCATTTTTTAGCATAATCGCTTTTTGGTTCTGTGCCGTCTCTGTGTGTGCTTATTGCTGCAATAGTGTAAGTAGTGCAATCAGGAGAAGCCCAAACAATATCTGGCACAAAAGGTACATCTTCTTTTTTAAGTTCACCAATATCAATAGCCAAATTTATTCTTTCAAACATTTGCCAATCTACACTAAATACGCTCATGCCTAATTTTTCAGCTGCTTTCCCGATACTTCTACTACCTGCAAAAAGTTCAAGTAATTTCATAATTAATTTTTAAATAAACATCGGATGCCCCGGATTCTTCCCGCCCAGATAGGTAAAAATATGTTCTTTCACCTTATCGTCTATAAACTCTTTTGACGCCCATTTCGGAAAGTATTCAGCCTCGAAGTCGTGACTAATAAGTTCCCAATCTTCAGGCTCTGATTTTGTTTCAGGAGAAATAAGAAAGGTTGCTGAATACTGAATTGTGACCGATTCATCGAGTTGTTTGTTAATCAACTCAAATTGGGCGTTATATGTTTTTCTCATGGCTTTAAATTTCATCGTGCATTGCACAAATTAATAAAATGATTGTTTCACGAAGGGGGGTTAATGCATTGTATTTATTCATATCAAACAGTCCAAGACCTGACCCCCAGTAAAGACCTGACATACCATGATACGAAAGTTCATTTATTTCGGCATCTGTTGGCATAAATAAACAAAGCGAGTCCTTATATTCATTTGGAACAGATTTGCATAATCCATGTTTAGGCAATTGTCCTTCTTCAAGCCATTCTTCGTAGTGGTCAATTAGTTTTTTCATCTTGTTCGTGTTTATGCATTAGGAATCCGCAAACAACGGCTGAAACTGTTACAATCGCTGCCATGCCGATTAATGAAATTATGTAATTAGGCATTGTATTTTCTTTTTGATTTTGAGTAATTGTGAATATTTTTCGAGTGTATAACCTCTGCCCGGTAGGCTTTTACTGCCCAAATTATAAGCAGGAGGGTTAATAGTGGAGGGATTAGAATCATAACTTATAATTTTTCTTTGCGTATTTGTACCCAATCCAAAAAATGTCAAGTAAAGTGAAAGGCATATCTTCAATACTTGTTTCAATGCGAACTTCATCTCTTTCCCCGATTTCAAATTTCAAGTCTTTGTTCATACTGCCCTCAAATTCTTCTTTAAGGATTTCTTTTGCATCTTCCGGGATGCACATAAAGGTTTTGATTTGTTGCATGGTTTAAAATTTATTGGTTAGAAATTATCTGCGAGGCACATAAGTAGTGCCAATATTAGCCAAAGGATTGTCTTTTTCATAAATTAATTTGATTACCTTTACGTGTTACTGAATCATTTGCGGCAATGCCTACAACTTTGAAGTCGGTCCCGGTGTAGCAAATGTTCTTTGCGTTACCGATTGCTTCATTTTCGTTTCGTGCTTTAATGGTAAAAGAAGATTGTTGACCGTTTGCTTTTGTGTAGCTGATTGTGAATTTCTGTGTCATGGCTTTTTGTTTTTGTTTACACAAATCTACGGCAATAAAGATATAAACAGAACAGAAAATAAATTTTTTTCTTTCGATTCTTTTTTGTATTACCCCTCTTTTATCTGTTTGAGGAGTTTTCTTTGAGCAGCGTAGATAATGCGAAAAGTGTTCTTTTTTACCGTGTTAATGTCCTCTTGCTCATCCGGGTAGGTAGGATCGGATTTAATATCAAATAAAGTTGCAAGTACGGCAAGGCTTGAATCAATTATTTGCAGTAAGTCATTTTCGGGTATAATTTCTTCGCTCATATCCTTTTGCCTTTTCTGATTCTGAAATTGTCTACGTGAAACGTAATGCCGTCACTATCTAAATGCACAACCGCCGCTCCGTGATTCCATCTGTTTAGAGGCATATAAGCCGGATGCAATTCAGATAAGCAACCCATACTCCAAGTAGTTGTTATTTCGCCGTTCATATCGGTTTCTGTGTGGGAGCTGCTCTGATGATTATGTCCTTGTATAGCGCACACCTTCGCTTTCATATAAAGCCCCCTTGCAATGTTTACCGGGCTGAAAACAGACGGGTATTCGTGACCGTGTATTATATTTAGCTTGTTGGCTTTGATAATGCGTTTATCTGCCACCACATCCATTTTCCGATCATGCGCTTTCAATAGGTATGAAAGTTCAAATTCTTTAACCCCTAACAACTCACGGGCTTTTTGCATCATGTAGTGTTCGTATCGTTCATCATGGTTTCCTAATTTGAAAACCACCTTACCGAACATTTGACAAATAATGTCAAGTAGCTGATTAGCGGATTCTAATTCGTGCGCAAATGATTTTTTGCGTGGATCTTTAAGGAATCTGCTTAATGTATGGAAGTCTAAAAAGTCACCGTTGATTAATACAGTATCAACTCCCTGTCTTTTAAATTCATCAAGTGCAACGGTTAACGCTTCAATCGAATGATAAGGAACGTGAACATCTGATAAAATACCTAATACTTTTGAGCCTTTAATGATGTAAGGTTCGTATTTAGTTTCGTCGGATTCAGGTAATTTGTAAGGGTTGTAAGGTCGTGCCTGTTCCATTATTAAACTTTTGTCTTTTAGGTATTTTTTATTCCTTGCGCCTGCCTTCCCCTCAATATATCTGAGTGATGTACGTGCATCGTCAACGTCTTTAAATGCTGCTACGTTTTCTTTGTACACCACCCGTGCAAGGGTTAATGTAGGCATATCGGGAAACTTCAATCTGTATTCCCGTGCGATTTGTGATTTCATTTCGTAAAGTATAATTTTGATTCTTCAGCCCTACGTTTCACAAGCCCGGGAAGCACTTTGCCTCCGGCTCTTGTCCATCGCATAAACTCATTATGAATAGTCAAGTCAGTAGGGTTTGCATTTACCTTTTTTAGCAATGTCGATTTGCGAAATGCGGAAGCCCCTACGTTATACACGAATGAAACTAAGGCAGATAACTGATTGTTTGTAATTTCGATTTTAACGGCATTTAAGACCTCTTTTTCAAATCGTTTAATATCATGCAGCAGAATACTTTCAGCCTCTTGTAGGGTTATCTTATCGCCTAATTTGACCCGTCTGCCATCGGGGTAGAAAGTACTACCAAAACCGATTGTCGGAACTCCGGCCGGGCAGATATAGGCTTCAAGTTTCAGCCCTTCGTATTTTTTGATAATGGAAAGATTAAGCATAATAGTACAAAGATAACGCTATAAAAAAAACAAAATAAGCTAATCTTTCAACCCAAAAATCTTTTAAGAACTGATCTGTGATTGAATCCGTTGTTTCGGATGTATAATCAATTTCTAAACCCCTCAGTAAATTAAGAAAGGGGTCGTAAAATACCCCTCTCAAACAAATACACATTAAAAGAAACAAAACCCATTTTTCAGGATTGAACAAAACCAACACAATAACCGCAAAGAGTACCCCCACAAGTACCGATAACTTGTGATTTATGTTCTTTACTTTGCCCCACGTTTTCGAAATACGAATGTCATCAATTAGGGCGGCAAAGAACGTGAGTACTATATAGGTTATGAACTCCATATTTTTTAGTAGTCAGGACAGGATTCGAACCCGCATCTCTGCCAACACATTGTTGTTTAGGTTTATACCTTACAGTGCTTTACCAATTCCGCCACCTGACCGATTTATTTTTAGAAATTCCAAAGTAATACAACCCCCACAACGGGAACAAGCCAAAACGCCCACGCCCACCCTGTGGCACCTTCGACGGATTCAGATTTGATAAACAAGCGTCCAAGTGTTCCAACGTAGAATAAGAGCAACCCGATAATGTCTACAACGCTAAGAGGATGCAATCTGCACCATAAGTAAATAGCATCTGAGTCGCATTGTTGTTCAAACACAAAGGCAAATAAAGTGAATAGAATCACGATGCCAACAAATCCAATTTTTACAAACTTTTCCATTTATACAATTTTAATGTTAGGGAAATTATTTTTAAGCATTTTTTTAATTGATGCTTTTCTTTTATACGTTTCAGAAGTGAATAGTACCTGACCGTTTACGCTAACAATTACGCAATACCATTGATTGTCGAATGAGTCAAGTATATTGACCCGAAGTTTTGAATTAACGTAGTCGCAAAAGTTTTGCGAAATACTTACTTCGCTTTCCTTTTTTATTGTTACTTTATTTTTCATCTTTCCAAATATTTCTTGATAATATTGTTCAACATCTGCCGAATCCCAATCTCCGCCCTTTGCCCAATTCCAAAAACCATTAGCAAATTTTATCATTTCATCTTTACTCATAGTTTTAAATTATCAATTTCAAAATCTGTCTCCTAAAAGCAAAGATAGTCATTGCGACTAAACCCCACATGAATTTATTCCTTTGCTTACGGGTTCGGTTCACTTTGTCTTTAAGTTCCTGTTTTTCCTTTTCCGATTCATCCAATGCAATTTTAAATCCTTGTATGTTCAGTTCATAATCCCGTTCATTCTCTTCCATTTGCTCACGTAAAGCATCTTTTTCGGCATTACAAAGCTGCAATTTTCGAGTATTTTCTTTGGTAATGGTAACAGTCTTTTTCTTATAATCAGGCTTTGGAAGTGTTTTAATTTGGCTTTGAATAGTTGCCTTTACGGTATCGTTACTAATTAGCGAATCAATAAGATAATACAAGTTCCCGAACTCATTTTCGTATTGCTGCAAAAGTAAACTATCAACTGTTACAACCGTATCAATCGAAGGGATAACCGGGAATTTTTCGTCACATATTTTTGCTAAAGCCGTTGGGTTTTTAGCATAAAACTTTGCAGCCTTGCGCTCCGTCTGGCAGGAGGTTAATGAGTAGATAAGCAAAAAATACCCTGCTATAAGGGATAAGCGAAAAACGAATTTATTCATAACTTATCTTTTATTTTTTTAAGGTTTCATTTATACCTGTTAATACAGATGTAATAAGCAAAGCACTAACGAGCATTATCGCGGATATTACTGTCATGTGTTTTAGTTTTTTACAAATTTAAACAAAACTCACCAAAACACCAACAAGCCCGCCGGCAAGTGTATGAATCCAATCCTTCCAATCCCATTTCACCCCTTGCATTTCACGATACGAAGCCGCCGCCGCCGTAATAATAAATACCCATAAAGGCAGCAAAGGGATAATTATGTAAACAACCACTATATTTAACAAAATTGCAGCCGCAAAGGATATACCAACCCCGGCGAAAAAATGAAGTTCTTTGTCAGTTACTTGTGCCATGAGTAGGTTTTTTAGCGTCAACAAAACTGAAAAATACAGAGTTGCCAATGTACCCCAATATGACCGCCCCAAATGGGGTTATCACATACAGGTCGGCAATGTCTTCACGGAGAAACACCAATAGCATAGTGGTAACCGTAGATAGTAACGCCATCGGTACGGCCTTTTGCCATCCGTATTTTACGCCCTTATCCGTGTGAATAACCCAGTCTTTAAGGTAGTGGATTGCAACCCCGGCTAATCCAAGTAAATAAAGTTCGTTCATAATTTAAAGATTGATTTGACTAAAATTGTAATGATACTCCCTGCAATAGACCCTACAAAAAGGCTTCCTGCAATGTATCCTTTTGTTTTGATGATAAGTTTATCTATAACATCAAGTTGTTTTTTAAACTCAGCAACTTGTGCTTTTAATTCTTCCATTTCATCAATTATGCCGCTTTGCTTTAACTCCTTATCGCCTACAATAACGTGAAATAATTTGTCCACCTTTACGGCGGCTTTCTCCATTTTGTCTATGGCACTCCATAATTGTTGAAATTGTTCTGTCGTAAGTTCCATTATTCACCCGATTTTACTGCGTTTAAAGTATGTTCTTCATCTATCCTATCCAATAAATCAGCAACTGTATTGCCTGTTTTTGTTAGCGTTCCTTTTATCTTATTCCTTCCTAATGCGTAACTGATTGTACGGTCAACCTCTCCAAATGCGTAACCGTCTTTTGTTCTTAATGTCAAATCAAATAACTTACCACATACCACGTTCCCCGTTTGGTCGATAGACAACGCAACCCGCCAAAAATAATCTTTACGACCTTTGAAAAACAACGCTACCACCCAACCTACCGGAGCGAAGATGATGAATAACACACAAGCCAAAACAACAAGTAAATAGAATTTCATTAAGCATCAATTAAATTCGCTTGTATAAATATTTGGTCAACTTGTTCATCTGTAAGTTGCAGAATTGCTTTAATACCCGATACCGTTGGCGAAAACCTTTTGATGTTGTTAGCATACTCCCATGCCCTCCATGCTGCTTTCTTTTCGGGTCCGTCTGGCATAGCTTGTATAACCGACGTTACGGTATCCTCAAGCCCCATAATAGCCAATACCGCCCTTAATTGCCATAATGTAACCTGATCGGGAACAACCGGAGCAACGGGTTCAGGTTCTTCTGTGTAACTGACAGCCTCAATATCTGCCCATTCGGGATTTACTAATCTAAAAACCGCCACCTCATCCATTGAAGGAAAGTCAATTGAAACGCCGTCTTTTACTAACTTATATTTTGTCATCGTGCAGTAGAATATTTAACGTCTTGAGTAAAGTAATCAATCCATAACAGCCTTGCTGTTGTTCCCGCCG